GCGTTCATGAGGATGTCGTTCGGAGGCAGATCCCCGATCTGCGTCAGCAGCTCGTGAATCATCGGCAGCTCGATGGCGTCGACGTCGGGGATGGTCCATTTGTACGACATGCATAAAAGGTGATAGAGCCACGCTAGGCCGAGGGGGTCGGCGTGGTTTCTTCTAGGGGGCGCTCCGTTTTTATTTCCACCGACGGCTCCCCCCTTTGAAAAAAACTGCCTAGCCCGTTCACGGTGCGTGAGTCCTCGATGATCCGCTGCGCCTCTGGCAGCGAGACGTTCTCCATGATCCATTCGGTCGTCAGGTTCGCGTTCAGTCCGTTGTCCAGGATCGCCGCCACATACTTGGCGATCGTTTCCATGTCGCCGCCCGACGGCTCGGCGAAGATCAGCGTCGCGCGCTTCATCTTGCCCAGGGGCAGCGGTTTCAACGTCAGTGTTCGGCGGGCGATTTCGTATTTCACGCTCTGGCCGACTTGCAGCTTTTCTTCGCTCATGACTCCTCCTAGCATTGGATGACACCCAGGCCGTTCGAGCCCGGTCTCACCGTGTAAACAAATCCTCGGCCGCTCGCGTACTCGTCGGCCGCTCGCGCCATCTCAGGAAACGCGATCACGTCGTGCATCAGAATCAGGCCACCGTCACGAACACACGGACCCCACAGGCTCAGCTCCCGACCGAGTCGTTCATAAGAATGGTCGGTGTCGATAAACAGGATGTCGTAATGAAACGGCGCGTTGCCTTTCTCGTCGATGGTGATGATGTCGGCGCTGTCGGCGGCGACGAAGGTCCACTGCGGGTGGCCACGGAAGGCCGCCTCGCAGCGCGGATCAATGTCGACGCTCCACACGTGCCCGCCGTTCGCCTCGACACCGTAGAGCAGGGCGCTAGTGCTGACACCGCCTCGGACGCCAAGCTCGAGGATGTTGCCGCGCGCGTGCTTGGCCAGAAAGAGAAGGTGGTCCGCTATGTCGGACGGGTTGACGAGCCAGTGATTTAATGCGGTGGCGGCTGATCCGTCGTGCAGATAGTTGATGCCCACCTCCTCCGGTCTCACGCGCCCACCTTGGTCACCGCGTCGCGCAGAATCGGATGCTTTTCAAAAAACCGGTGCTGGTTCGCGTCCATGGAATCCCGGTGGTTCTCGCGCCTGAACATCCGATAGAAGTGGTGGATGTGGACGTTACCGTCGATGATCACGTGCCAGTTTTTTCGCTTGGCTCGCTCGCAGAAATCCCAATCCTCGAACCCGCCTCCCAGGAACGACTCGTCGAAACCGTCCAGCTCCTCGAACACCTCGCGCCGGAAGAGCATGCAGAATCCGCTCACGCGAAGCGCTGCCGTGTAGGTTCCGATCCGCGCCTTGTTGCTCATGGGACCAACGATCCCGATGCGCGGGTTGGAGTTAATCGTCCGAACGAGATCCGACAGCCAGTTCGGACTCACGACAGCGTCGGCGTTCAAGATGAGTCCGTAGCGGACGGTGGGCCACTGGAACAGGTGCCGGATTCCCAAGTTGACCTCGGCCGCAAAGTTGAAGTCGTCGTCGTAGCGCAGGACGCTCAGGTTGTGGTTCTTGGCGATCGACGCCAGATACGTCTTCGTCGGGAAGGTGCTCTGGTTGTCGATGACGGCCAGCATGTGCTGGTAATCGGTGAAGCTCAGGACCGAGTGGAAGCACAGTTTGAAGAATTTCAAACCGTCCTTCATCGGGATAACGATGCCGACGGAATCCGCCGGCGGGTTATCCTTCGAGTCCCGCGGCTTAAAGGGACTCGTAGAGAACGGCCAAGCGTCGGGCAATTGCGGCATCGGACCAGACCTCCTCCATAAATTGACGGCCCCTTGCGCCGTTGTAGGACCGCCATGCTGGATCGGTGACGAGGCTGCGAATCTGCTGCTCGACCTCCTCGGCGTTCCGCGCGATCATCCACGGAACGAGACCTTCCTCGATCTTGAAAAACTCGCAGATGGCGTTGATCGTGTACGGCGACAGGCCGGCGATGACCGGCTTGCCCATGCTCAAACCTTCGAGCGATGAGAGGCCGTAGTAACCCTCGATGTGGTCGAAGATGATGTGGCCGTTCCGCTTGTGGCGAAGCGCCTGCTCCTGCGTCGCGTTCCAGATCTGGACGTAGCGGACCGGCAGCTCGGCACCCACGCGTTCGATCACGTCTTTGATCATGTCCACGTTTTTAAGGATGGTGTTTGTCGGAGACTGAACGAGCAGGTGCGTCATGTACGAGGATCCGTCCGGAAGCTTGCCCCACGGCACGAGCTTGTCGCTCGCGCGCGGGAGGTAAAGGACGTCGTTGATCGGCACGCAGTTCGGGAAGTAATGAACGTTCGGATAAAACTTGCGGTACATCTCCTCGAGGTCGGGCGTCGACGCGAGAACAACGGCGTTCTTTTTTGCGTACTCGGCCGCGCGCTCCTCGGGGAAGTTCCGCTCGCTCGGGTGTCCGTGGATGTGGTACACGACTTTTTTTCGCTTGCCGTTCATCTCCATGTAATCGGCGACGTTGAAGTGGCGCGTGATCCCGAGGTTCTCGAGCGCGAACTCGATCTGCATGTCCTCCTCGCGCACCTTGTGGAAATGGAACACGTCGGCCTCTTCCAGTAGCGCCTCGAGCTCGTCGCCGGTGTCGAAGATGTCGCTTATGTCCGACGGAAATTGGTACTGCTGGATCCTGGCGCTCGTGAACAGGCGCGCGCGATGCGGCGTGTGCGTGTTGACGGCACGGATCATGTTGAAGGCCGAGCCGGCCGGATCGGTCGTTGTGAGGTGAAGGATCTTAAGCGGTTTGACCGGCGCTTCCGCGAGTCGCACCGATTCGCGCCCTGGGATATCAACCACGATGCTCACCGTTTCACACCGAGAGACTTGGCCCGCGCGTTGGTGATCCCGACGCACTCGGCTGTGAACTCCATGTGGTCCACTGATTTGATTTTGAAGAGGTGACCCTTCCACGGAAAGTACTCGCCTGCCGCCATGGGGATCACGTATCCGCTAAGTGGATCCGCGTCTGCTTCTGGTACGTCGACCATATTCTGGGCGTCGGCATTTTCGACGGAAGCGACGACCGGCTCTACCTCTGCTGGCGTGCTGATCTTTTTTCGGATGCGTTCTAGGATGCTCATTTCTTTTCTCCTCGGGTGGGATCGCGCCAATACTCTCCGTCGAATACCCGTCCCATCTTGCAGTCAGGCACGAGCTGAGACAGGTAGCGAACGGTGGTCTGCGCTGGATAAATTTGTTTCGAGCACTTGGTGGCCAAGGCTTCCTTAAGCGGGATGTGCCGGATGTACTTCGCCAAGACGCCCCCCGAGCAGTCGATGACGGGCAGGTCAAGCGAGCCGATGTTTTGGATGATGGAGTTGGCGTAGAAGCGGAGCGGCTCGTCGATGCGGAAGGTCTGTCCCTTGTGGTCGACGTCAAACGTCTTCGCCATCCGCGTGTCGTTGTCGTAAAGGACGCGGTTCTCCGTTTCGATCCAGCCTTCCGGGAACTCAACGTCGTTCGGTTTGAAGATGTAATCCTTGCAGCGGTAGCGCCAGTGATCGAGCAATTCACCGCCGAGCTCGTTCTTCTTGGTGACGCGCTTGTAGCAGAGATCCATCCCGATGGTGAGGATCGGCGAGCAGCCCATCTCGTTGGCCATGTAAATAGCGCCGTTGCCGACGGTGCCCATGTTCGGGAGGTCGCCCAGGTGCGGGTACATTGCGGGAAGGATGTTGGTAGCGAATTCGTCGTCGAGCTGGAGCATGTTGAAGAAGATGATCTTGCCTTGCCACGCTGCGATCGTGCGCGGGCTCGTGACGGAGTTTGCGACCAGCGTCAGGTCGGATGTGTCAATCGTTTCCCACATCGTCGCCTGCTCGTCGCGCGCGTCATAGTTGACGACCAGGTCCGGTTTGATGCCGTGGCGAAGCAGCGGCCGCACGGCCGCATCGGTGGCGATGAGGAGCGCTCGCTCGCGCGCGTAGCGAAGCGCCTCCATGTTGTCGTCCAGGCTTGGACCAATCCCAACCACCACGGCCGGGATTCCCGTCGCCGACTTGCGAAGAAAACGGATTCCCCATCCGTCGCTCACGACGGGGTAATTGATAGCGGCGTTCCGCGCCCAGCGCGCGATCCACGCCGAATAAACATCCGCGTTGAATCCGGTCATGCGTTTGGACTGATAGGAACGCGATCCCTCTTTGACGGGGAGTCCGTCCTTCTTCATCTCGTCCAGTGTGGCTCTCACAAGTGATTGCTCGGTCATTGACTCTCGCTCCTTTCCTCGCTCGGGTGGCGAACTTATCGACTTGGCATCGGGTGCTAAGTCTGGCTCTACGGCGCCGCCTGCTCGGTGATCTGGAAGAGCTGATTTCCCTCGAGCTTGGTCAGGTCGACGAGCGCTTTGAATTCCACGTTGTAGGTGGTGTAGCTTCCGCTCGATTTCTCATGGAAGGCGACCTGGAAGTCGGTGTTGACCATCGCCTTGTAGAGTTCGATCTGCAGCGTCTTTCCGTCGGAAAGCTCGTGCGTGAAGAGAAGATCGAACGTGTTAACGGCGGTGAGCTCGCCTCCGACCTGGACCGACTTCGCGGTTGAATCCGAGAAGTTATATTCGATCAGCACGTTCTGTCCGCTCGTGATGGCTCCCGATTTCCGAGTGATCAGAGTCGCGGTCGCGGTGTAATCGGTTCCGGACACATAGGTCGTGCTCCGGTCGAGCTTCAACACGCGCAGCGATCCGGCGAGGATCGTTTGGGCGACGGTGACGGCGGTGGTCGAGTTGAGGGTGATCTGCTGACGTTTTTTGATCGTGGTCGCAGTGGCGGCCGTGACGGCTTGGTTGATCCCGAGCGCCAACCTGAGCTGCGACAGTTTCAATTCGCAAACCTCGGCGGTGATCGTGACCTCTTCCATCGTCCGCTCGCCCTTCACATCGGCGAGCATGTTTCCTGGACGCTGGTAGGCATAAGACGCCTTGTAATGAAAGTTGACGTTGCCCTTGAGCTGGCCCACGAACGTGTTGTTCAGGTACAGGTCTCCAAGGCCGAGCGGCAACCGTTTTGTTTCTACGTATCCAAAAGGCATGGCTGTTCCTCCTTTGTTTAAACTGATGCCGCTGCTTTAGGCACCATGAAAATCCGAAACTGCGTCGTCTTCATCGGAAGCTCCAACATGTCGTCGTAGGCGTCCGGACCGTCTGAATCCCAAATGCAGCGAATGCTCCCGACGTCGGTCTGGTCCGGGAACGTATAGCGGTCGAGAAGGACCCGCAGCCTGTACATCACATCCTCGGCGTTCGTGGCGTAAACCCTGAACTGATAGAACTCGTCGCTCGTCACAACGCTGTCCGCGTTGATCGTCCCTGGTGCGTTGGCCATGCTCTTGTAGTAGACCCCCGGTGCTTTGGGCGTTCCGATTTCGAGCGCGTGCCTGATGCGACCTGACGACCCCAGCAGCGCCTGCAGGCTGACCGTGGCGGCCGTGTCGGCCTTCAAACGGGTCATGATGGCCTCCTCAACCGCTCTCATGGCCTCGTGCCGCCTATGGATTGCCGGAGCCGGGCGATGAGGAACGGCATCTCCTCTTCCGCAGCTGGCTTCAAGAACGGGTAGACCCCGATCTTCGTCGACTTAAGCGACTCCTCGCCTTCCACATAGCCAGCGTATTTGACGGCCGCGATCACCTTAAACTCGACGCCCGTTGGCGTCACCGTGACCGGTCCCGGCATAATGCTCTGGCTCAAGATTCCCGTCTGCGACTCGTAGCGACCCATCGAATGCGCGTCCGCGCCGTGGTTGGCCTTGGCCGCGTTGGCGATCTTCGCCTGCGAGATCTGCGCCTGGCGCACCAGGATGTTCACGACCGTGTCCGGAAACTTGGACAGGTTCGTGACGATGTTGTCCTTCCACGTGAGCTTGAAACCGGCCATCAGGACCTCGCCGTTATCTTGACCCAGGCGTGCCGATAATTCTCCGGCTGGTCAACGCTCAGGACGTCGTACTGATAGGTCTGCCCGCTCACAATCAGCCGGTCCTCCGGCTGCATCGCTGTTCCTGAAAAACGCCAGAACATTTCGTGCGTCGTGTCGTCCACGAGACCGATGTCGGACCTCGTGCTTCCCGCCGACTTTCTCCGATCGTAGGGCTGAATCCAGACCACCTGCGTCGCCACACTGACGTATGAACCGCTCATCTTCCCCGCCGCATTGTCCGATCCGGAGAACCGCTGAACGCGCGCTGTCACGCCCCAATCGACGATGAGGGCGGACACGTCCATCTTCATCAGTCCTTTGGGGATCGTCACCTACTGCGCCTCGTTCAGGTAAGCGTCCAGGTCCTGGCCAAAGACGTTGACGTCTTGCTGGGTGGTTTCCCACCCATCGGCCGGGACCGCCTTCCATGCCTTGAGGATCTTTTCTCGAATGGAATAAAGCGTTTCGAGAAAACTCCCCATCTGATAGCTCACACTCCCGACCGTGTAGTTCGGTCGCGGGTTGGCTATCACCGCGGCAATGGCGGCATCGATGTTGGCGAGCTGCGTTTGATAGTCCGCGTCGGTATTCGCCACGGTTTATTTCTTCCTCATCACCGAGACATTGATCGGCGTCGTTCCGACAGCGATCGCGTAGAGCGGCCCTTTGTACTCGCCGAGATCGAAGAACGTGTTGACCGGGAAGCGAAAGCTTCCGGCCGTCGCGCTCGTCGAAACCGAAACCGAGCTTCCAATCACCACGGTCTCTCCCGTGATGCCGCCCGTCGCCGTCGCATAGAGACACACGAACGCCGAGCTGTTGGCTGGTGCGAGGATCCTCGTCGCCCCGGTGATCATGGACGTCGAAACACTCACCACCGAACTTGTCTCGAGATAGGTCGGCGAATCGAATAACGCAAACGCTGACGGCAGCGGTCCTCCCGCCATAAGCAGGAGAACCGCCGCGCCAACGATGCGGAGCATTTTCTTGGTCGTCATAAATGCCCCCTTGCGGTTATTTGAGCCGGATGCGAATTCGACCACCTGCTGAATTCCCCGACGCCAATGCGACGCCCACGGCTCCCGTGGATGTCACGACGTTGGCGGCGAGATATCCCGCCGACGCCGAAGACGTCGTTAGGACGTCGCCCGCGTTCACGGTTCCCGTGGTCAACGCCAGCGCCCAGCCGTAGCTGTACACACCGACAACCGAACCCGTCGAGACGGCCGCCGAAGCGACCCCCACGACCGTGGTCAGGTTTGCGGTGGCAGCAGCGACGGCGACAGTGACGCCCTGGCCGGCCACAGGTGTGGTTGCCACAAGCGCACTGCCTTCAAGCGCGTTCACTGTCCCGCCCAGATAGGCGTAATACAGTTGGCCCGCGCTGAATCCGGACGTGTTGGCCGTGCTGAGAATGACGCCGACCGTTCCCATCGCTTGCTGGCCACCCGTGCACGAGAGGTTTCCCGTGAAGTGGTTATCTGAGCCAGGCTGATAGCGAACGGTTCCGTTCGAGTCGTAGATGCCGGTGTCGGTGATCTTCACGTTGCCCGTGCGGATGTTGGTCGAGCCGGTGGCCGTGTCGTTGTTGTAAGCGGCACGGACCACAGGCTGAACAGCAAGCTGCACGAGACACGCGAGTGCAATCATCCCCGAGGCAAGAGCGATCTTTTTAAGCTTGTTCTTCATTTGCTCCTCCTATGGAGATTCCGATTAGGCACCCGCGTTTTTGACGCAATAGCGAGTTTCGGTCGCGCCGATTCCGCCGTAGAAGCGGACCTTGAACTGCATCACGATGTCGCGTTTGAAACCGTCGTCGGTTTCCTGACCGCTGCGCGAGAAGACCTGGAGCGGGAATATCTCGTTCCATTGGAACTGACGCTTAAACGAGCCGTAGTACCAGTCCGTCGCTGTGGTCGGGTTGGCGATGTAGATGTTCTCGACGATGTCGAACATGTTCTGCGCGACGTTGACGTCGAGGTTGGCCGTTCCGATGTTTCCAAAGTCGCCCTGGCGCAATTTCATGGCCGTCGGGACGAGGTTCGGAGCGCACATCAGGATTGGCCGGTCTCCTGACACCCAGATCGGTTCGCCGGTTTCATCGGTTGCGCTATGCAATCCGAAATGAGCCTGCTGCCATCCGGTGGTTCCGAGAGCGGAGCTCGCGCCCGAGTAGTAGTTCGAGTTGGAGTTGTCCGTTTTGTAGAGCTGACCGAGGTTGTAGACGGTCGAGTTCTTGTCGATCAATCCCTGCAAGATGAGCTTGTCCTGGTACTGACCACCGCGCTCACCGAGCATGGACGCACGCTGCAAATACTGCTGCGTCTGGTCGAACTTGATCACCTCTTCGGTGATGTCCAACAGACCGCCGTATTTGGCGTTATTGATCTTCACGAACTTCTCGTCCGGAGGCGTGACCTGCGGATACGCATCCTTCTCGGGAACCTGGCTGATTTGACCAACCGAGGTCCAACCGACGACGAGCTCCTGCTTCAACGAAGAAGGAACAACCGTCACGAGGTTCAGACCGTTTTTCGGATAGGCGTCGAACGCGTCGATGATCTTTTTCGAGATCAGCTTCGACAGCACGTTCGGGAACGCGCTCGAGTCGATGTCTTCTTGGAGGTCCTGCGCTACGACAAGTCCCTCGTGAAGACCGCGAAACGACACATCCCGCCAGCCCATCTTTTTGTTTTCAATGGAACCGAGCATCGCTTTGGCGAATTCATCCGCGGCGATGTTGCGGCCCCGTCTCGTATCGGAGGCGTTGAACTTTCGATCAAACGACTCCCAAACATCTCGAACCTTAAAACCGTTCATGGTTTCATTCCTCCTTAAGACGCTTCGCCGGTTCCGAGGCGGACGTGACCCGAGGTCGCGGCCGGCATACGGAATACACAGCGGATGGTCGTCGCTTGCAGCTTTGATTCATAGGCGGTGGCGATCGCGTTGGTGGTGCTCTTGTTCAGTTTTTGTTTCGTGTTGAACCGGAGCGCGTCTCCAACCGTGATGTCCGTCGCCGCGTCGAGCGGATACTCGAAGACCATGAAAGGCAGAGGCATGTACACGCTGATGGTGCCAGAGGCATCCGTCGATGCGTGCGCGCTCGCCGCCGTTCCAATGAAGTCGAGTCCGTCGGTGGACGTGACCATGACAACAGCCTTACCGGTCGACAATTTGAGGATGTCGCCGATTTCAACAACCGTGCCGGAGCCGACTGGCACGGGCCAGATCATCTCCGGGTTCGGTCCTTTCCTGTAGTAGAAGCCGTCAGACATAATTCCCTCCCTTAGCTCTTGAAGGCATCGGCGATTTCATCCTCGGTGGCGAGGTTCGCTTTGCCTTCTTCGATTTCTTTTTCGCTCGGTTTACGAGCGCCCATCCCTTTGACAGCCGGGGTGCCGTTCCCGGATTTTTTCGCAAGAGCCTCGAGCAAATTTTTCTGCCCAGTGATGATGGCCTTGGCTGTGTCGAGACTTACGCTCTCGGGCTCAATCATCTTGCGAACGGCTTCCTGTACGTCCTTGTCAAAGCCGGCTTCCGCGAGAGCGAGTGTCTTGTTCGCTTTCTCGAGAACCACGGCTGCTTCCTTGCTTCCGGCTTTCGCCTCGTTGAGCTCTTTCACCAAACCGCTCGTCGCTTCATTGGTGATCGCCTCAACCAGGTCGGGCCGCTCCTTGCGGAGAACTTCCGGCGTTATTGCTTTCCAGTCCATTTGTTCCTCCTGTTGGGTTTCGCTGCGGGATTCGAAGAGGTCCTTGTTCACCGACGCTTCACTAACGAAGTCGACGGAGTACGTCGCGCCCTCCGTGAACCCTTCGACGTAGAACACGCCGTCTTTCTCGACGCCGTATCCGCGGTCTTTGATGGAGAGCCCAACGCCAGAGGGACGCATCTTCGCGATCCCAAGCACCATCTGACGCTTTGACTCCACAAGGTGGAGATCGCCTTTGAGGCGACTGCCTTCGACCCGCAAATTTTTATAGACCCCGCCAAAATCGTGGATCGACCGATTCGACTCGCCCTTAGCCGGATGGTCCAAGAACATCTTGGCTCCCTCATATCGCCCCCTCGCCTGCTCGATGGCGTCCTTGGTGTAATAGGTCTTGTTGAGCGACGTCTTGTCGCCGGTCAAGAGCGTCACGCCCTGGATCACGCCGTTCGCGTCGTCGATGATCGATGTGGTCCCGACCGATTCCTGCAGGTCGGCTTCGTAAATCAGCTCGCGGTCTTTCTTGCTCATGGTCATGCCTCCTCGTCTGTTCCTGCCTGCGTCTCCGCATCGGAGTTATCGGTCTCGCCAGGCCCGGTTAAATATTCGTCCTTGATCACGTAGGTGCCGTAGCACATGCAATGCGGGTGAACCGGAAACGTGTCGGCGAACTCCGACGGGTCCATCGGATCGCCGGCAGCGTAGTCGTCGCACTCGTCGTCGGTGTCGTGCGCCTGCGAAAGCGTCGGTTGGATTCCCGTGATCCAGGATTTGCTGTCGGCCCAGGCGGCCGTGGCATCGGAGTAGGCTCGGCTCGTTTCTGTTCTGGCCAAGCGCATGGCGTTTTTGAACGGGCTGCGGTACACGCCTGGCGCGGGACGCGAATCCTCGTCCGAGCCGTCGCCGTAGATGTAGCGGGTCAAATCGGTTGCGATGTCGCGCGGCGCCGTTCCGTTGGCGATGCCGGTCACCAAGCGCCGCTTCAAATCCATCTCGAGACGGTTGGTCAGGTCCCACACGCGCTCGGAGGGCGTGAGGCCCTCGTTGTTTTTGTCGACGATGTTTGTATAGAGCCGGTTGAGGATTTGGTTCCAGCGGTCCGACCCGAGATCGACGGTCGCCTTGTCGCGGCCGCGGTTGTTCTTGCCGGTGATTTGATAGGTGAGGCCGACGGTGAGCTTGCCTTCCATGAGGACGATGTCGGCCATCTCCTCGGCGAATGATTCCTGGTGCGCGCGGATGATCGGCTTGATCGCCGCGCCCATGTTTTTCACGCCGAGCAGAAGCGACTGCCAGATAATGTCGGTCAGCTCTTTGCGAAGCGAAATCCGCAAGTCCACCATGCTGATGTGGATCTGCGTGCGGAGTCCGGGCACGGCGGCGGGGCTCTTTGCGCGCGCTGCCACGACGGCAGCGACGTTGTCGGCGGTGCGCTGGAAAACGGCGCGTAGACGGCTCTCAGATTGCCTTTGTAGTGCGTAGAGCGCCACGCGCTGAATCTTGATCCGTCGCGCGATGATGTTCTGCGCCTTGACGGTTTTGCTTTGGGATTGGTGGTCGCGCGCGATCGCCATGGCGGCGTCGACGTTTCCGGAGTTTGCCGCCTTCACGATCTCGGGCCAGTACTTCGATCGGAACGAGGCGGGGAAGACCTGGTAAACGCGCATGACGTTCTTGGTCCAGCGGGTTCTGTTCTTGGTGGCCATCACTCTTGCGGCCCCTTACCGTTGGCACCCGGTGCTGGCTTACTGCTGGGCACCTGCTTGGCAAGCGCTGGCTTCGTGCTGGCTTTTGTTTTCATTTTGCCGAGCAGCAGCTTCCCGATCGCCATCGGGTCGGTCGTCTGCAAAATCTGTTGGCGCTCGTCGGGCGAGAACATGGACATGGCGTCTTGCTCCTCTTTGTCCTGTTGCTGCGCGCCCTGCTCGTCCATGTCGTCCTGGCCACCGACACCGAGGAGCGGGTTGCCGTTCACCTTGGCGGCCGACTCGATCTTCCGCTGCTTGCGGACCTCCTCGTTGTAATCGAGTCCGATCTTGGATGCGGCGGTCTCGTCCGAGATCCATCCTTGCGTGCGGTAGGTGCTGAGCGCGGCCGCTTCCTGCTGCGGGTCGCGGTGCACGATTGTCGGCCACTCAACGTCGCAGCCGTAGAAGATCTCGCGCTCGGTCTCCTGGAAATCCTCGGTCTCGCTGGCGTCGTCAACGCCGTCGTCATCGCCTTCGGCTGGCTCGTCTTGCTCCTCCGGACCTTTGGGCCCGGCAGGATTGGCATTGGCGGCGTCCTCCGCGAGCTCCTTGGCCCCGTTC